ACTATTTTATGCAGAGAGATGTTGCTATGTTTATAGCTATACTGCCGTTGACAGCTACGTTCATTTGGTGGTATAATAAGAGGATATTAAATGGCTAGAAAAAAAGCTAAAGCAATACCTAAAACTACGAAAGGCAAAGGGGCAAACTATAGACCTACTAAGTCTGGAGCAGGTATGACAAAGAAGGGGGTAGCTGCGTATCGTAAAGCTAATCCTGGTTCTAAACTAAAGACAGCCGTTACTGGCAAAGTTAAGAAAGGTAGTAAGGCTGCGAAAAGAAGAAAGTCTTATTGTGCAAGATCATTAGGACAACTAAAGAGAAGTTCGGCAAAAACAAGAAACAATCCAAACTCTCGTATTAGACAAGCTAGAAGAAGGTGGAAATGCTAATGGAAAGAATACACAGAACAAATTTAAAAACTATTAAATATCCTCTAGTTGACATAAGAAAAGGTCTTCAAAAAAGATACAGAGGTACTGAATACAAAATTAACAGAACAAGAACGAAAGTTAGTTATAGACAAGGTTCTTACAGAGGAGTAGAACAACTACTTCGTAGGTATAACTAATGGCAGCTAAAAAGAAAAAGAAAACAACTAAGAAAAAAGGTGCTAAACCTACTAATCCTGCTTTGTACGCTAGGGTAAAAGCAGCAGCTAAAAAGAAATTTAAAGTTTACCCTTCTGCATACGCTAACGGATGGTTAGTAAGAGAATATAAAAAGCGTGGTGGTGGTTATAGATAATGGCTAAACCAAAAGGAGGATTAACTGCTTGGTTTGGTAAAGGCTCTAAAGGAGATTGGGTGGACATAGGTGCACCTAAGAAGAAAGGTAAGTTTCAACCTTGTGGCAGAAAGTCTGCTTCTAAAAGTAAACGTAAGTATCCTAAATGTGTACCTAGATCAAAAGCTAGTAGCATGTCAAAGGGACAAATTAAAAGTGCTGTAAAAAGAAAAAGATCTAAAGCACAGGGAGTAGGTGGTAAACCTACTAACGTTAGAACCATAGTTAAAAAGAAAACGACTAGAAAAAGGAGAAAGAAATGAAGAGAGCACCTTCAGGATCAGCAGGTAAAGGTCTTAGAAAATTACCTACATCTGTTAGAAACAAAATGGGCTACATGAAAAAAGGTGGCACGGTAGTGACTAAGAAAAAAACAGCTAAAGGCATGAATAAAGGGGGTACAGTTACTGCTAAGAAAAAGACAGCTAAAGGCATGAATAAAGGAGGCATGGTCAAAGGCATGAGAAAAAAAGCTAAGGGCATGAATAAAGGAGGAGTGCTCAAAAAAGCTAAAGGCATGCGTAGAGGCGGAGTTGTCAAAAAAGCTAAAGGAACAAACAGGGGTGGGGCAAGGTCTAAGAGATAGACTATGCCACATCTTATATCAAACGTACCCTACTTTAAAGTATGGGTAAGAAGAGAGTTTACAGCTAATCACCAAAATTATCATGGTGAGTTTCTACACGGATTAGCAATAGCTGTAAATTGTATACCAGATAGATCACTATCTTTTCAGATTGTATTTACTGGTTGTGAGAATGAACTAGATGAGCCTAATGTGCATGGTGGTGCAATGTGGGCTCGGATGCCGATACAAGCTCTGGTTGCTGATATACCCCTAGAAGAATGGGGAGAACGAATGGAAAATCATTTGTGTCAACCTTGGGATTGTATGTCTAGAGAACATGAAGTGGTAGTTTTAGATAGAACTTCTTCTTCTCCTTGGTATGCTAAAATAGATGGTGAGTTTTACTTAGCTAAGTATATCTTTACTGTAGATTATACCAAAGATGAAATTGCAGATAGTCCAGACCAACACAAACAAAGTCATGTGCTATATTTGACAGAGGGTCAATGGAAAGGAAACTTAGTAGCATTACCTAACAACAGAGTTAGAGTTACTAATCCTGCATTATGGGTTACTGGAGAGGGAGCACCTGATTTTGCCCCTAGCCAATGGACTCACAGTAGCGAAGAACATGAAAGTTATACTGACCCGCATGTAACTTTTAATAATTTATATAAGGAATAAAAAGGAGATTGCAATGGCGTTTACAGATAAAATAGGTGGAGGTAGATCTGGAGGATCTGGCGGAAGTAAAGGATTAGGAACTGGTAAAAAACTAACAAAAAAACAAAGAGAAAGATACGGTATGAGAAAAAGAGCTGCATGGGGAGGAAAAGAACTTTCTAAATATTTACCTTTATCTGGGTTTGCTGCTTTTGCCTTAAATAAAGCAGGTAATTTTGTTTATGATAAAGTTAAAGAAAAAATAGATTCTCCTACAGGAGCTAAAACTGTTTTTCAAAATAAAAAAGATAAAAAATAAATGCCTAGAAACTATAAAAAGGAATATAAAAATTACCAAGGCAGTACTAAGCAAAAGAAGAGAAGAGCTTCACGTAATACTGCACGTAATAGAGCATTAGCTAAAGGCATAGTTAAAAAAGGTGATAAGAAAGATATAGATCACAAAGATGGTAATCCTAAGAATAATAAGAGAAGTAATCTTAGAGTCGTATCTAGAAGTAAAAATAGATCATTCCCTCGTACTAAAAATGCGAGAAAAAGAGTTATAAGGAGAAAGACATGAAAAATTTAATAATTGTATTTGTATTAAGTTTAACTTTAATAGGTTGTGCAGCGTCACAAATATCGTTAACAGCGTCTGCACCGAAAGGTAAAGACTTAGATATTACTATTAAAACTAAAGAAAAAGCTGAATAATTATGGCTGAAAAAAAAGTGAAATCACCAACAGGCAAAAAGTGTGTGTTTGGTCTTATGGTCTTGACAAAAAAAGAAAAGGCTAATAAGAAGAAAAAGAAAAAGAAATAGAAAGTACGAGGTATTGTAGTATGGTATTAATGCTACACGAAACTATAAAGGAGATGATGATGGCTGAAGCAAAGAAAAAAACAGCAAAGAAATCAACTGTAAAAAAAGTTATTCCTAAAAGGGAAGTAGCTATGACACAAGACAATACTAAGTATGGAATGTATATTGGTGTAGGTCTTGTATTATTACTTATTATTTCTAGTATGGTAGCAAATTAATTATGCAAGGAGGGTTGTTAGTAACATCATCAGTAGCTTTATCGAGTACTAATAGAACTACGATATATACTACACCCTCCAACCATCGGTCTATACTAAGACAGATTATAGTAGGTAACGTAGATGCAAGTAGTGCAGCAACAGTTAAACTAGAATTATATGATGCATCTTCTACAACTCATTTCGCACTTACAGGTGCAACTAGTGTAGCTGCTAATGGCTACTTGTGGTTAAACGATATTTTAGTAGGATTACAAGAGGGTGATCTTATATCAGCTACAGCAGGAACTGCTGACGATTTAACAGTAACAACTGTTGTAGAACAAATAGTAATAGGAGGGTAGATTGACTCCCAAACAAAAACTTTTTATAAATGCATTATTTGGAGAGGCTCAAGGTAACTATAGAGCTGCAATGGATATAGCAGAGTATTCTAAAAATACATCTATAAATGATGTACTAAAAGGGTGTGAAGAAGAAATTATATCTTCATCTAAAAATTTTTTAGCAGCTAATGCACCAAAAGCAGCAATGGCTATTGTAGGTGTTATTGATGATCCTGTAGAAATGGGAACAAGAGATAAACTAGCAGCAGCTAAAGATGTATTAGATAGAATAGGCGTTAGTAAAACAGATAAAGTTGAAGTCAAATCTCCTCAAGGTATTTTTATCCTACCTAGAAAAAATGATGACGAGGATATATTAAATGACGGAACAAACGAATAGGTATAAAAGAAGAACATCTTCTACAATACCTTTTGGATGGGAGCTAGTAGAAGGGTCAAAAGATTTATTAGAAGTAGTACCAGAAGAAATGGAACTACTAGAGAAAGCAAAAGAATATTTAAAAGGATCAAGCTATAGAGAAGTAGCTAAATGGTTATCAGGCAGAAGCGGTAGAGAAATATCTCATGTAGCTTTATATAGAATAACTAAAAAGGAAATAAGTGAAAAAAGAAGACAAGCAGCTAAACTTAGATGGGAACGAGCCAAAGCCAAGGCGAGGACAGAAACGCAAGAAGATCTCATCGCAGAAGCAGAAGCTTACCGTAGCAAAAAAAGCCAAGAAAGCAGCTAAGATTAAATTAGCACATGCTGAAAAAAAGATAGAAGCTATTACGGAAGAGATAAGTGAAGAAAGACCTATTATATTTAAACCAAATGAAGGTCCACAAACAGAGTTTCTAGCGGCAAGTGAAAGAGAAGTTTTATATGGTGGTGCAGCAGGTGGTGGTAAGTCTTACGCATTACTAGCAGATGTATTAAGGTATTGTGGTAATGGTAATCACTCTGCTTTAATTATTCGTAGAACAAATGATGAATTGAGAGAGTTGGTACAAAAAAGTCAAACATTGTACCCTCAAGCATTTAAAG